GGTGGGGTCGCAATTTTCCCGGGTGGGAAAATCAAACGGAAACGACTGGTAGTCGGCGGGTAGCTCGGTCACCACACACCGATATCGTGAAGACCGGCGATGAGGCGTTCGATTCGGCCCAGGGCGCGTTGGGCGGGGTCTTGCCAGATCCGTTCGTCACCGATGTTGATGGTCCATTCGGGCGGGGTTTCCGGTCCCCACGCCAAGTCGATGCGCCGGCACCGATCCATATGGATTTTGTTGTCCGCTTTCAGTACCAGGCCGACGCGGTCGTCGAGGAAGAAATGGCCCACGCCGTTATCCCCCACTGTGTAGGGCGCCCCGTCAGAGACCTGCACACGCCACGACACCAAACTGCGGGTTGCCCACATCCCGGCCCTCAGCACCGCCAGCGAGGCCAGGGTGTATGCCTTCCCTGCCCCGTCCTGAAAGTAGGCGTGCAGACGATCCCAGCCGGTGTGCGCGGCCCGCTCCGGGCTCTTGAAGGTCTGCCACGCCAAAACCGTGTCCTCATACAGAGGCTTCAAAAGGGTATCGATGGTGCCGCCCAGTGAACCGACCTGGGCCAGCCCACCGATCACGTCCCCTAATGCTTGGATGGTCGCCGACAGGGCCTCATTGACGCCCGGGGCGCTGTGGCCGCCGACCTCAATCTGCACACCTTTGGACGGTGAGTAAATCCACGACGACGTTTGAACCGGTGACGTGTCGCCTTCATAGAAGATGACGTAAGGCTTTTTCGGATCGGTGTACTTTTTGCCAATGGTGAAATAGTCCTGCGGGGTGTCGGCGTCAGCGACCACATCGTAGGTGGAGTCGATGAAGTCGTTGGCGAATTCCAAGGCGGTGCGGGCCAACCCGTCGAACACGGTGCCGCCATTGGAGGTGCCGATCAGTATCCCGGACTTGTCGGCGATATCGATGACCAGGGTGCCGTAGCGCAGATTAGCTCCCGCCCACGGCAGGTCATCGCCGGGAAGGTAACGACGGCACACAATTGAGAGTTCGGAATCCTCAAGCATGTAGTGGGCCATGTCGTGGAAGTTCTGCCACCTCGAGGTGACGACACCCCACACCGCACCGGACTGCAACGCCTGAATGAACGACTGTGGTTTGACGACGATGTGCCAGTTCGACATGTCCAAACCCATGGACGCCCAATTGTTGAGGTCCATCGGGTCGTCGGGCCATGTCAGGAACGGGTTGTGTTCACGCCATATCGCCAGGAACAGGCTTACCTTCAAGATCCACGGCACGGGGCCGGCCAGCAGCCACGCCCTCGGCACCTGAAAACCGTCGGGCAGGAACGGGTTCGGGACGACCGAATACCATTTAAGATGTTCGAAGTCGTAAACCCAATCCACGACCAGGACCACATCACCGTCTTCGCGTTGCTCGACGGCGAATTTGTCCATCATGCCTGACCATCTGGCGCCGCAGTAGTCGATGGTGATCGCGACAGTGCGGCCGGAACCGGCATTGAGCCGGGATTGGTAGTCGTAAATCCATTTTGCTATCGGGGAGTCGAACGGGAACTCTGTGCGCCCCGGCCCGGTGTCGTTGGAGATCCACGAAAACTGGGCCATGTATTCGGAACCCATGACGTGCTGGCAGTTCCATTCGGCATCCCAAATCCGGCCGACCGGCTGGGCACGACGAATGCGCTCCTCAACAAGTTTCTGATCCTCGGTCGCGGCGAGGATCGCTTCACACGTCGCGGTCACGAACCCGCCCAGCCGTAGGCACGAATCCACACCTGGCCGTCACCGCCGGCACCACCAGCCCCGTACAGGGGCCAACCGCCCGCACCGCCACCACCAGGACTGTTACCGGGCGCTCCGGGGGTGCTTTGGCTGTAACAGCCGTTATAGGTTTTGCCGTTGAACACCAAGTCGTTGATTCCCGCACCGGCCACGGTCGGCTGGGCGATACCGGGGGCGCCGCCGGCCGACACGACCGATGTCATGCCGGTCGCGACAGCGGTCGTTTGGCTGCCCACTTCCCCGTTTGTGCCACCAAACCCGTCGACGGGGTCGCCGAGCTGCTGAATACCTTTACCTGGTCGGCCACCCGCACCGATCACACCCGACAGATCCTTCGTTGAGTACGGGATGTCGACACCACGGATGACCGTCCGGTACACCATTGATGCCGCTGAGCCACCGGAGCCGGTGATGGCGATGCCGCCGCCTTCACCGCCGCCGCCGCCACCGACGCACACGATGTCGAGGCGTTCCGCCCAATCCGGGATGCGGTAACTCCACGACCCCGCATACGAGAACCGTGAGGTGTAATCCTTCGGGGAACCGGTGTTCAACACCGAGAGGGCTTCCAAACCGTAGGGCCGAGACCAGCGGCGCGGCTGCACCAGCTGGGCGGTCGCCCCGCCGGCCGGTGCGCCTTTATAGGACACCGGCAGTTGATACTCCGGGGTGTACGGCGGCACCGGATAGGTGAAAATCTTGGAGCCGCCCAGCTGCGCCAAAATGTTGGTGTTATTGAGATCCCGGTACATCAGATTTTTGCGGTCTAGGTCGATGACCGCCCCACCGTTGGCGGTGGTGATCGTGATATCGCGGACATACCGGGCTGCGTTCGTGCCGCCCGGGGTGCGTTCCCCCGGATCTCCCACCCACTGGAAATCGGGAAGCGTCCACACCCCGGGCGTCAACACCCACTTGTGCCACATCACCTGGTCGGTCGGATTCGACACCGTGACCGTGCCGGCCGCCGACGTGGCACCCGAGGTGAACTGGGAGACAACATCGTTTTCGTACCACATCGGTTCCCCGGCCCGCAGCTTCAAAACGAGGTTGCCGTACTGCTGCGCTATCGGATCGACCGACGCTTTGAAGTCGGGCTGCTCATACATCAACACATCGAGCTTGCGGGTGCCCGACACCTCGGTCACCACCTCAATGGTCGTGGCCTTCGGGCTCGTCGACCACTGATCCTTCTCATAGAAGAAAATCTGTCGGAACAACGATTCGTTGAACTCGTAGGAGTCGGTGACGCTGTCGACGACGTGGAAACCTAACGCCATATCGCGGTGCAGCTGCTTCACCGCTTTCTGCGTCGAACCGACCTGGAACGCACCGGTTTTCCACGTCGACTTGATCGGGGCGTCATAGATGCCCTCCACCTGGCCCTGGGCCAGCCACACCCCTTCCAGGCCGGCGGATTCGCCATGCACATGAAAGACTTTGGAGCCGCGTCGGATGCGGATCGCGACGATGCGTTTATCGGCCATTATCCTGCGGGCCTTCCGGTGTACTGCATCTGCGCTAGCTGTCCGCGCTTACTCAACTCGCGGCCCACACTTTCGGCGTCGGTGGTGTAAATGTTGTCCACCTTGAACATTGGTGGCTGATCCGGCGGCGGTGCATCCGGGGCCGACAGCTCCGTGGACAGGAACGAATTCGCATTCGACACTGCTGGTTGCGGGGGTGCCGCCATGTTGACGTTGCCGACTAGGTTGTCAATCGGGCCTGGGGGAAGCCCGTTGCCGGTGCCATGATCGGTCGTGTTCGGGTCAACCCCGGTGCCTTGGGTTTGCGCGGCAGCCTTCTGAGCCCCACCACCCATCACATTCCCTAAAGCACCCGTGATGGCCTGCTGAGGCATGAAAGCCGACGGGTCCGTTGACAGCCAGCGCGGCATCCCGAACGGGGTGATCTGCTGCAACAGCGCGTCCGCGCCGATACCGAGCATGTCGAAGCCATAGGTGACGCCCCGCTTGGCTGCGTTGGCCCCTAAGCCGATAGCGGCTGCCGCCGCCGCACCAGCACCAGGACCGGCCGCCGCACCCGCACCCATTGTGCCGACCGTCGCGGCGGCACTAGCGGCTGTCGCTGCCGCCGACGCGGCCTGGTCGATGATGCCGTTGATGACCTCACCACCGATATCGATGCCCTTGGACAGCGTCGAAGTTCCGGCCTCAGCGGTGGAACCGGCTCCCGCTGGAATAGCGCCTTTGGTCCGCATATCTTCGAGCAGCTTGTTTGATACCGCCCCGCCCGTCGCAAACAACTTTATTCGTTTATCATTCCAACGTTTACGAACTCGTTCTTTGTCTTCTGGGTTTAGAAAATCGGGAAAGAGGATATCGTCACGATTTATTGGGTTCAGCCACCAATCATCGGGTGGTGCGCCGAAGTTTGTTCCCGGTGTGCCCCAATCGGGAAATCCGATGACCCCTGGATAACCTGATCCTGGATTTTTGTCAGGTTCTGGGCTTCCTTGGCCGCCGTTTCTGTCTCCGGCATGAGATGGGTCGTAGGGAACTTGCCCCTGGGATATCCCACCTCCAACAGAGCGGTGTAAAGCCTGCCTAAAAGCATAAACACTGGCTTGGCCACCCATTGCGGAAACATCTTCAGATGTCAAAACGTGTTCGCCGTCAGACAGCATCGCCGGAATGGAATCCGACGTGCTTGAGCCAGGACCGGATATACCGCCGCCCGTAGCCTTACCGGGAACGCCCATAAGACCGGCCAGTGTTGGTGGCCCGCCAGAGGGGCTAAGAGTTCCTTGACCGGGAACAACAACTTTCGGAGAAATTATGGCAGACGACCATTTATCAAGGAACGCCGCCATTGACGCGTTAGCCGAGCTGGTGTCGGCGTCCACCGGGATGACAACAGGGTTACCAGCTTCGTCGGTGCGCCACGCACCGGTAGTTCCCGATGCCGGTGCGGTGTCAGAGTCGGCAGGAATAACGATGGGTTCTTTCTGCCCATCCCGCAAAGCACCCAACGCCGACAAAGCAGGAGCGGTATCGACTGTCGGCGTGATGTTTTGAGACAAACCTGGTATTGGAATGCCGCCAACGGTCGGAGTTTGGCCGTTGATCTGGCCAGGTGCGCTCGGTAAAACACCGTTAATTGCAGGTCCAGGGCCAGCGCTGGCAATGTCGATTCCCGGTCTGATCATGCCGGCAGCAGCACCGCCGATAAGAGCACCCGGAACGCCAGCAACTTTGCCGCCAATATAAGCGCCAGCAGCAATATCTATAGCTTGTTTACCTACTGGTGCGCCAGGGTTAACAGGTTGACTCTTGCCAGGTTCTTTTCTGTTGTTGTAATCATCAATGAGGTTTAATGCCTCGGTGACAAGAGCAAGCTTGCCAAGAAGACCGATTCCGCCCTTACTGCCCAACGCGTCAGAAACTGAACCCAAACTATTGAGCAAACCCGTGAACTTGATGCCTTTCCACAGGGCAAAAGCTTCCAAAACATTTTTGATCAAATCAGGATGCGTTTTCAAAACATCGCCGAGGTTGCCCACAACTTTGAGGACATCGGCAGCCGCTTCTTTGGCGCCATCAAAAAACTTTTTTATATCTTCGCGGTGAGCATTGATCCACGCATCAAGTTGTTTCAAATATTCGGTGATCCGGTTGACAGCTTCTTTCATGCCTTCGGTGGGATCGCCCGACGCTCCTCCGAAAATAGCTGAAAGGAAGTCGGCTCCGACTTTAGCGATTGCTGTCTGCATGTTGTCGATGGAGCCCTGCAACGTATTGCCAAGGGATTTCGCCATCCCCGGTGCATGGTCTTCAATCGACTTTTGCAACATGTCTAGGCTGATTTCGCCCTTTTGTTGCATCTGAGTAAATTGATCCGAAGTAAGTTGGTAGGACTGCTGAATCCATGACTGTGCTGGAAGTCCAGCTTCCATCAACTGCATGGTTTCTTCACCGGTCAACTTGCCCTTGGCAAGAACCTGATTGAAGATCAAACCCATTCGTTCAAGATCAGTGCCAGCGAAGCCGGCCGCATCTGCAACATCGGTCATAAACCGCTTGATGTCTGTTGAACCGGCACCGATGGCCTGAACAGCGGTGCCAAATGCTTGGTCAAGGCTAAACGGTGTTTTGTCAACGACTTCTTGAATGGACTTATAGATACTGGCGAATTCGTTGACATCACGACCAGCAGATTTGAGAATCTGCTTTAGTTTGTACTGAGCTGTATCAAGTTTTACTAACCGGTCGAAGCCCTTAGTGAGAGCTAAACCCACTCCAGCCACCCCTGCGCCGAGCGCTGCGGTCAAGCCCAGCGACAGGCTTTTACCGGCCAGCATTCCGATGGCGTTAAGGGCGCCGCCGCCACCGAGTTCTTGACGCCACCGCGAAATAACCCCGCCGAGGCCGACGCTGCCGGCGCCCTGGGCGAAGCTGTGCCCGAACTGCACACCGGCCTCACGGGCACGTAAACCACCAACAACACCCTTGCCGATGACCTGGCCGATGCGGGCACCGATGCGATCCAGTTTGGTGTCGGGGATGCCGGCCATGATGTCCTGGTCGGGCCGCCACCCATCCTTCATGGCCTTCGATGCCGACGCCGAAATCCGCTTCCCGATGTCTTTACCGACCAGATCGGCGTGCTGACCGCTGCCATCCAACGCCGACTTGATTTGCGCTTCAAGTTTCGACGTTTCCGCAACAATGGACACATACGCGGTACCGAGTTCAGTTGATGCCACCGTGTGTCCTTTCCATAGATTGCTTCAACGCTTCTTTACGTGCCAACAGTTCATCTCCGGACTTCGGAACAGAACCCGATGCAGACTTGGGTTTCTCCAGCGGCCTTTTAACCGGACGGGGTTTATCGCCTTTACCGCCGCCGCGCTGCCAGTTCCCCCACTGAATGGCGGTCATCACCGCACCGAGGAAGTCGATTTCGGGGGTCCACCACCACGACTGCGGATGCTGCACCCGATAGAACGCCGACACCTGGGTGGGCGGCAGGTTGGTGATGAAATCCCGCAGGTCAACCCAGGTGAACTGTTCCCCGATATCGGCCAGCCGATACGAGGTCATGGTCATCAAATCAAAATTGATGGCCCCGCCATGCTCATCTAGGAGCTGGTCGAGGCCACCAATTCCCCCACAGTGATCGTGGAGCCTTCTTGGATTCGTTCGGCGATCTGCTCAAGTTCGAACAGATGCAGTTTGTTGACCACCGCCAGCTCGTCGTCGGTGACGAAGGGGGCCAGCATCGCCAACACCACCTCGATACCGCGATCCTGCGGCGTCAACGGCTCACCCTTGTCGTCCTTCTTGTCGTCCAGGGCGGCCAGGGCGGCGTTCAACTCTTTGAACTGCTCCCGAGACATGCAATCGAATCGGGGCACCGTGAACTCCACCGGGGTGCGGCCCTTGACGGGGTCGCCGTTCTCGTCGAACGCATAGTCGCCGTTCTTATCGACCGGTAACACGATCTCAATTTTTGCGGCTTTACGATTAGCGCCGATGATGGGTTTAGCCATGAGGGACGGGCCTTCCTTTTTTTGACGTGGTGACGGGCGGGTCGGGCTCCGGTGGCTGGCAGGCCCGTCCCAAGACACCAGCCACCGGAGAATCGTTTACGAACCGGCGGCGTGGCCGGCGTCGTAGATGTACTCCACAACCGCTTCCGGGTTACCCGAAGACGGCTTGTAGCAGTCGATGGTGATGGTGTACTTGAGCAGGTCGGTGTGGACGTAGGTGATGTCACCGACATCCACGACAGCACCTTCCTGGATGACGAGGCGGCGGGTCTTGTTGCCGTCCACGGTGTGAACCACGAACGCCGAGCGCGGGAGCTGCTTGGAGCGGTGGTTCACCTGGATGGTGCGGCTACCGGCACCGTCGACACCCAACGTGACCGAGGGACCGAACACGGTCTCCAAGACATCCGGGTCGGTTTCCAGCAGCGACAGCTTCAGGGATTCGGCGTACTGGCCCTGCGTGGTCTTGACGAGGTCCGAGCCGAACGCGTAATGCTTCTTCACGTCCCGGTTGGTGGAGACGGTGATGCCCTCTTCGCCGAGCCATCCGTGGTCCACGAACAGAGAGTTCAGGCTAGACACGGCGTTGGTCGGAAGGGTGGTTCCCAGCGGTGCGCGGAAAAACACACCACCGGAATCCGGGCGGGTAGGCGCCCAGATGATCGATGAATCTGGCATGGTTTGTTGCCCCTTTCAGGCGTCCGGGACGGGCCTGAAATTGGGTTATGAAATTTGTATATGCAGTTGTGTATGAAGTTGTTGTTCAGTTGTTTATGACGCCGTCGTTGTCGACAGTGAAAGATCGCCTTGGAACTGCCAGCGATCAAGGTCGATGATCTGCGGGTGCGGAAAATCGACTGGGCCTTGTTCGTTGGACCAGTTACGCACCCACACACCATCGACGATGGTGGAGATGGCGTTGCGTAACGCCGCCCTGGCCGTCGCCGTCATGGCTTCAACCGTTTCGGTGTCAGGGCCGAAACACTCGATGAGCAGTCGGGCGTGGTCGGTGATCGGGTCGTTCTGGTAGCCGCCGATGCGGGTGACCTGAACGAACCTGGCGGGTCGGTGTTTCGGCATCTTCGCCGACACCAACGCGTACTGGCCGAACCCGGCCGCCAAAATGGTAATAGCTGTTTTGACGGCCGGCTTGTTTGTCTTGTAGATCGTCACTTCGCCCCATTTAATGCCCGAACCAGGGTGTTGTGGATGGCGTTGTGGCGGATAGCGTGCGGGGTGACCGCAGCCACCGACACACGCCAGCGACCTAACGTTCCTTTAGGGGTTCCGGGTTTAGATCGGATTACGTAACCGGGTGAAACGTCCCGTGGTCCGTTCAGCTTCAGCGAATTATTTGCCGTATCCGCAATTGTGTGGGCCACAGCTTCAAGCATCCGTGCTGTGGAATCCCAATAGCGGATATCGCGTTTGCCGCCGTAGTTCATTTTGAACCGCACTTCGGCCATCAGGTGTTGTACAGGCTTTCGAAGTCGGGCCATACCGCCGCCGAGCTGTCCGATTCGGACGCCAACTTGACCTGGTTCATGCCGCCCGTCCGATACGGGTTGAGCCGCATCTTCTGCGAGTTCGTCAACCACGGACCTTCCGTGGTCGCCGACTCCATACCGACACGTACCGACGCCGTCTCCGAGGTGCTGCGATACCCGGACGCGTCATAGTCGGCGATGTTGATCGACGGCTTAGTGAACACCGCGACCACCATTGATGCCACGACGCGGGTGACCGCGCCGGGGACCGGGTTAATGGCCACGTCGATGCCGTAGCCCACAACGAGGTCGGTGGCCTGGTCCAGCAGGTTCGTGACCCGCCCGGATTCCGCCGACGTGAGCGACCGCCCGAGAGCAGCCGTCACGTCGGCGGAGCTAGCGAATGCCACTAGCTACCCGAGTTCACCAACGCCGCAACCGGCGTCTTGTTGGTGCCCAGCGTGGTGGTGCTCTTGCCCAGCACGTAGGCGTAGCGTGCCTTGAAACGTAGGGCGATCATGTCGCGTTCTGCCAGGTTCAAACCACCAACGGTGGCCTGGTCCAAGAACTTGACGGTGATGTCCTGGCGAACACCCAAGCGGATGCGGCTGGAGTCGGCCACCAATGCCTGAACGCCAGCACCAGTCCAGGCGCCGTTACGGTTCAGGACGGTGTTGAACCCGGCGAACTGCTCGTCACGCCACACCGGCTGACCGGTCGAGTCACGAACGTTGATCACGTCGTAACGGAACGTCAGCGGAGCCAACATCACGTCGGGCATGAAGCCGGCCGCTGCGACCTGGCGGGCCGCCTGAGTGACACCACCGACGAGGTCCGCAGTGTTCGCGGTACCGGTGGTGTAGGTGACGGTCTGCGAGGCAGTCGACGCCGCCGGATACAGGGCAGCCGAGGTCCACGATGCGGGCTTACCCACACCGAAGATGACTGCCTGGTCCAGCTTCTTACCGATGGCCTCACCGGCACGCCGGGTCACTTCCTCGAGGATCGGGGCGGTGGCGTCAGCGAGAACATCCTCATGGATGGGGATGATGACGGCCAGCTCTTCGACGACCATCGTCAGATCGGACCAGTTCACTTCGCTGGTGGGCTTCACACCCGTGGAGTCAGCGGACTCCGTGACCCAGCCGGCCTCGGGCAGAGTCGCCAGAACCGGAAGGTGGGTGAGCTTGGTGCCCAGGTTGACAGTCGGGAACGCCGTCAACACCGTCGAGCCCGCGACAGCGGCCTGCAACAGAGTCTGCGAATACGCTTCCTGAATGATTGTGGATACTTCGGACCGGTTGATATCGGCCATATCAATCTCCTTTCAAGAGATTTGAGGCATGAAAAAACCACCAACCGACAGTTGGTGGCTCATGTAGGGGTGCGGTTATCCGCCTGAGCGGAACATCTGTTGAAGCATCGCCGCCGCCTTCTCTTTCGGGTCCAACCGGTTATCAGTTCCGGTGGCACCCGAAGACAGGCCCGTCTTTTTCGGTGCGCGGGCCTTTGTCAGATCAGCGACCTCAGCCAAATAGGCGTCGGCTGACGCTTCGAGTTCTTCCTGCGTGGCACCGCTGATGCGGTGGGCAGGAACACCTTTTGTGGAAGCAATCTGGGAACGGATCGCGTTGAACCGTTCCGATTCCAGCTCCGACTGAAGCTGATTCACCTTGTCCAAAGCCTTCTGAACTTCGGACTTCGATGCAGATTCGATCTCTTCAACCTTCGACTTCAGCTGGTCGTAGTCGGCGAACTTGGCGCGTTCCCGAGCAAGTCGGGCCGAGACACGTTTGTCGAATTCGTCCTGTGAAGCGATGGGCTCAAAATCGGTTGCTTCCTGGGTGTCGGCTTGGCCGGG